GAGCTTGGAACCCGCCGCGGTAGTGCTCATCGTGTATTCTCCAGTCAGCAAGCCGGCTGGGCCGGCGGGTCAGTCCTGTCGCGGGCAGGAAAGAGGGTTAGCCCAAGGCCTCGTCGAGGGCGGCCTTCTCGGCTTCGGCGGGCGACTTGGGCTTCTCGAGAGAAGCGAGGCCAGCGGCGCGATAATTGACGAGCTCGCCTGCGCTCACGTCAGTCAGCTCGGCACCGCGCTCGAAGTATCGGGTCGTGCCGGCGTCCTTGAAATCGCGGGTCGCATAGTGCGGCTTGCCTTCGGTCTTGGCAGCGGGCTTGGCGTCGGTCTTGGGCTTCGGATCCATCTTCATTCTCCTTCAGGCAGGGGTGTCGTAACTGACGGTGAAATCCTGATTGCGTTCGTAGCTATCGCCGGGGCCGTTCAATTCGGGGCCGGCGCCGGCCGTCAGGATGGAAATGTTGGTGGCGTCTTGCATGGCCGGGATGATCATCCCGGCGCGGCCGGCAGAGCGCAGCAGCGTCATGATCGCTGCGCGAGACCGGTAGCTGGCAGCCCGTACGGTGACCGACACGCGCTCGATCACGTGCACCTTTGCTTCAAGCGCCAGCGTCTGCCTGTCGACAATGCTGATTGAGCGAACCAGCAAAACCGGCAGCGCCTCATCGTCGCTCAGCCGGCCACCTTTGATCGCTTCTGCGCGCACAACCGCAGTCAGCGGCACGTCAGCCCGAAGCTGCGCTCCGATGATCTCACTTCCGGTCATTCACCATCCCCGTCAGCTACCAGTTTGGAACTACGCAGGCGGGTGTTGATGAAGTCCTGTGCAGCTGCCACAGCGTCGCGGCGCTTGATGTCCCGCGCCGTCCGCAACCAAGGCTGTGCCGGCTTGAAGCCCGGATGCCAGACCGTTGCACCGACAGGCTTGCCGCCGATAGCAAGCGTGGCGCCCGGGCCCGATCGCCCTTCCTTCGCCGCAGCGGTATCGAGGGTGTTTACCCGTGCCGCTGTGCGCCCTTGGCTGTGCCGAGGATCTACGCTGATGAAATGCGCGCTTGTGCCGTATTCGAGCCAGGTGCCGAGCGATCGCGGCCAGCCTTCCTGGACGGTGATCCGCACCTTGATCGTGCCGTCCTGATCCTTCGAACGGCCGATCTCGACACCATTGCGAACGGCATCGGAAGCCACTCGCGCCTTTGCTTCGTCAGCGATCACCGTTGCACCAACCCGCGCCGCTCCTCGCAAAATGCGCTTGATCTTGTCCGGTATCTGATCGCGACGGCGCTGCTCAGCCTCGCTCCCTTTGAGGGTCGGCATCAGCTGCCGTCGCCACCGGCGCTGTATTCCTCGACCATGAACTCGACGCCGGAGCACTGCCGGATGATCGCAGGACCCGCGATGATCTGCATGATCCGATCGCCCATCACGAACCGCATATTGCTCGTGATGTCGTCCCGAACCCGCATGCGGACCCGGGCTGGCCGGGTGGCAATATTGATGCCCTCGGCAATCTTCTCGCCACGGCTGGGCAGCATGTCTACGACGCTCGCCCAGACCTCGTCTTCGACCAACTCCCATCTGCCGGAGCCCGCACCGTCGAAGGCCTGATCGGCAACGGGGCGCTCGATGCGGATAGTGTCGGAAAGCTCTCCGGCAGTAAGCTGGCTCATACGACGAACTTTCGCAGAGGCGCGATAAGCCAGGTGATTGCCAGCGGCATCTCCGTCGAGTTTTGCCCCGTCGCTTCGCGGTTGACGTACCATTGGGCGACAAGCAGCAACGTCGCCTGGGCAGCAACGTCGCGGTCGCGGTCTGTCATGCTGGGAGCGCCGGAGGCAATATCCTGCCCGGTGGCGTTCTCAATCGCACGAACCGCAGCCGCGATGAGGATGTCGAGATAAGCGTCCTCGCGGTCAGACGAACCTAGCCGTAGATGCGTCTTCGCATCGGCCCTGGTGACGAGCTCAGCCACGGGTGAGATCGCGCCCATCGCGCCCCTTCTTCACCGCGAGCCGCCAGCCCGTGTCAGGGCCGTCCGGCTTGTCGCCGGTATCCTTCTGCGCGATCCAGAGCGACCCGCCGAAGGTAACGGCGTCGCCCAGCGTATAGGCCTGGCCTTCCTTGAAGACGCCGCGGTCAATCACCGCCGGCACGGTGAGGTCGAAGGTCTTCACCTGCTCACCGCGGACGAATTTGAGAGTCGCTTGGCGCTCCCCGGTCTGCTCGATCGACATGTCGTCGAAGCCCAGACCCGGCTCGCCATTCTTTCCTTCGACACGACCGAGCTCACAGAGCTTGCCATCGCTCAGCATCACCACCAGACCGCCGGTGCGGTCGATCATGGCACCGGCGAGGCCGACGCCGTCCTTTGCAACGGGCAGCGCGGCGACAGCACGCTCAACGGCCGATGCGATGATCGGCTCGACATCAGCGACTGTGACGCTTTTGCCTTCGGCCGGGGTCGGCAGCGTCGCCACTGCAGATGCTACGGCCGCGGCTATGATCGGCTCGACGTCGGCAACCGTGACGCTCCTTCCATCGACCGGCGCGGGCAGCGCGGCGACCGCAGCAGCAACCGCCGCCTTGACCGGTGGAATGACGTCGACCGGCGGGAGCGCAGCAACGACCCGCTCGGCCTCGGCAGCGATCAGTGGCTTCACGTCGTCAAGCGTGACGCTGACGCCATCCTTCGCCGGGGGCAGATCACCAACCGCGCGCGCAACTGCCGCGGCGATAAGGGGCTCGACGTCGGTGACGGTCACGCTCGTACCGTCGCACGGCTTGGGCAGGGCGGCGATCGCATCGCCGATCATGCGCCGAATGCTCGCCTCATCCGGCGACGCGTCCCGTGCCTCGACGATTGCAAGGCGGGCGAGCAGCGGGGTGGTGGCCTTGTCGACAGCCTCCTGCACGATCAGCGCGGTGGCCTGGGCAAGGGCTTTGGTATCAAGCATTGAGCGCCTCCCGCAGGTCTTTTTCGTAAAGCGCGACGGTCGCGCGTGCCTGCGCCGCCTCTGCGGCGGGATCGGGCGCCGGGGCTTCCGCCTCGCCCTTGGCAAACGGGTCGGCACGCGCATCGCGCTTCGCCAGCGCCTCGAGGCTGTAATTCTGCTCTTGCAGGTACGCCGTGTCGCCGCCGGTGATCGGCCCCAGGTCAAGCCGGCGCCGCGCTTCGTTGATCTTTTTGATCCCCGACTTGGTCGCCATGGCTTCGGCTTCGATCAGCGCCTTGGTGTCCATGCGCAGCAGGCCGTCGAGGTCGAACTCGGTACCGATGCCCATGCCCTCGCCGATGCCGAGTCCCTCATCGAGGCACAGCTCGGCAGCTTCGATCAGCGATTGCAGCGCCTGGGTATAATATTCGAGGTTCAGGCTCTCGACGTTGCTGTTCGTCGGCAGGTTGCCGATTCCTAGCTTGTACGGGGGCACATGGAACGTCGAGCAGACCACCTCGGCGGTCCACTTGAGCTGGTCGATCAGCTCCGCATCTTTGGCGGTGACGGCCATGTGCTCATATTTCAGGCCATCGCCGAGCACGGCCACGCGGCCAGAGTTCTTGCCGCCGTAATACTCATACCAGTTGGCCTTGAGCTCGGCCGCGGACTCAGGGCTGATCTTGCCCGGTGCCGACAGCAGGCCGCCTGGGCGCGATTGGTTGCCGAAGAAGACGGCCGAATTGTCCTGGATGCGCAGCCCCTGCGTCGCAGCGAGGCCGTTCGCATAGATCGGCGATACGCCGACCAGCGGGTGAAAGAGGCAGTTGAACCGGTCGTGGATGATCTCGCGCGCCGGCACGACCATCGGGCCAGCGATCTCCGAAATGTCGTCCTGCTGCAGCTCGTAGAAGATGCTGCCGTCGTCGGCGACCAGCGGCTTCACCCGATGAGGGTCGAGCACGTAGAGCGCGATCACGACGTTGCGCGCGTCGCGGCGCTTGAGGGCATAGGTATTGCCGCTGCTGAGCTTCGACAGGAACCACGATTCGAAGAACTGGATCCGGGTCTGGAAGCCGTTGGGCTTGCGCAGCACCGGTGAATAGGCGGGGCGGGTGGTCTCGGCCCAGATGCCATGCTCGTCCTGGCTGACCAGCTTGACGCGCAGCTTCGAAATGTCCGACGCGATGAGCGTCATGCACGAAAAGACGGCGTGGAAGGCCAGCACCGCGGTCTGGTTGACCTCGACATTTTGCTGCCAAGCGCCGCTATAGCTTTCGCGGACGATCGGCATCCACGGCCCAGACGGCGTGCTAACGATCCGCGCCGCCTTCTCGCGAATGATGGGCAGGCCGCCTTCCGTTCCGGGTTCGGCCTGCCCGGTGGTGATCTGCCGGAAGCGCCCGAACTCCCGGCCGAGGATCCGCATCAGGCGCTCGCGACCTTGGCGATCTCTTCGAGCAGGCGCTTGTCGCCCCAGCGCATGCTGACGGTGATGCCGAGCTTGGCGGCCTTGTCACGCAGCTCATCGAGAGTCGGCGCCGTGGCGGACGGATCTGCCGACGCGTCAGCTGGTCGCGCCTTCTTGATCGCAATCAGGACGCGGGCGTCTTGGTTGCTCGCCTGGAATGGGTCGCCCGCCTGAAGCGCGCGGGTCGCGTACCTCATGTCGCGGGTGGCGATAAGGTCAGGCATAGGTGTCTCCTCAGTTGATCGGCGGGCAGGATTGCTGCCCGCCGATCCGTCTGGTTCGCTGGTAGCTTACGCGCCCGCGGCCACCGGCTCGCCCCAACGGACGCCGGTCAGGTACGCAACCGCGGTCGCGCGGCGACGACGCCAGTTGATGGTGCGCTCGGCGCGGAGGCCGACCAGGTTGTTCTGCCACAGCGACACCAGCTGCGTGCCGGTGCCGGTGAGGCCGTCCTGCTGAAGGGCGCTATCCTTCATCTCGAGCGACGCTTCGCGACTCATGTCGACCGCGATATCGCCCTCGTCGGCCTCGTAGATGTCGGCCGCGTTGACGAGCGCGACGGTCTGGCCGGCATATTCCGACACGATGACCGGCAGGCCCTCGAAGGTACCGCCGAGCATGGTCATGCCGGAAAATTCCTTCTGCCCAAGGGCATTGCTCATCATCGACAGGCCAAGCGCGTTGGTTGCCGACATGATCCAGACGCCGGTCGTCAGCGAGTTGTTCGCAGCGATGAACGCCGCCATCGCTGCGCGCGCGTCCGCGCGCACCGCATCAGCATCACGGCCCGACGATACCGACGCGGTCGCGCCGTTGGTGACCGATGCCGGGCGAACGGTATCGACACCAGCATTGGTCGGATCGATGAACGCGAGATCCTGCGTCTCGACCAGCGCAGCCTTGAGCGCGTCGCGAACGATCGCTTCCGAACTCGGGTTCGAGCTGCGCACGTTCTCCTCGGTGAGGACGGCGATGTTGGCAACCTTGAGGCGGCCAAGCACACTGCGCGTGAAGTCGAACGACGTCAGCGGCTTCGGCTTGCCCTCGCCGACCCAATAGCCCTCGCCGCCGCCGGTCTGCAGGATGACGGGCTCATCGAAGCCGATCTTCCGCAGCGACGGGATAATGCCGGTGCCGAACTTGCCGAGGATCGTCGCCGGGCGGAGGAACTCGGCGAAGTCGACGAACGCGGCGCCCTCGGGGCTGTGGAGAGCCGCTGCCCAGCTGCCGGGCTGGTTCGAACCGGCCGCGACGGCTGCCTTGATGGTGCCGACGACGTCGCTCTCCGGACCATACATACGCTCGGCGATGACCATCACCGGCTCGTTGTCGAGCCGCGAGACAGCGCGGGCCTTGGCATAGCGCGCGAAGGCGATGCCGGGAGCGAGCTTGGGCTGCGCCTTGACCTGGGTCACGCCGCCGCGCTGCGCGGCTGCGGCCGAAGGATCGCGCACGTCCTCGATCGGCTTTGCCGTCTTGGCGATGGTGCGCTCGGCGGTGCGCAAGCGATCGAGGTGCTTGTCGATCGCGACGACGTCTGCGGAATGGCCGTCATATTCCTCCGACTGCGCAGCGTCGAGGGTGGCGCCATCGGTGGCGGCCTTGGTCATGATCGCGTCCATGGCACCGACGACCGAGGCGCGCTTTGCCTCATACGCGGTGATCTGTTCAGCAAATTTGGTCACTTCAAATCCTTCGAATGGTGTTGATGACGAATGGCTTCGCCCGGTCGCGGGCGGGGTCATCCAGCTTCACCACGCGAACCGATTTGCCGACCGCGGCAGGTTCTGGGTTGGCGGGAATCTCGGGGTCGGGAACGCCGGCTTCCTTGCGCAGGGCGGCGTCGATCGACTTGA